TTTCGCCCCACCTCTCTGAAAAACATGCTCAAAAGGAGTGTGTATAATAGGAGGACTATTTCATGCCATCGCGCATTCGACTACTTACTGATAGTGTGATAAGTACGTCACGTCATTTTAAGTATGATGGTGGTAATTCCCATCTTACTCTTAATTTCGTGGCGCCTCATCCCACGTGGCCTTCTTACTACCGCTTTATGAGCGATGTAGTTGGAAACCCAGAGGGAATTAATCCCGCTTATCAAGTAGTCATGAACTCGACTGTCAGCCGAGTTTCAAACTTTTACAATGCAGACGGAGCTTCCATATCTCAATTGGATAGCTATCCCGTTCTCATTGATCCTAGTTTGATGCACACTAATGGTATGATTGTGACACCTACTGCTGCTCAATTCTCCTCGTGGTCTGTAGAAGCTTTTAATGCTTTTCATGACCAAATTCCTACAGAATTTTCCGTTGGAAATTTTCTGTATGAGTTACGAGACATCAAGGGAATGATTCCCAAGATTGAATCGTCCGTGGTGAAGACAGCCTCTTCTAATTTCCTCGCCTTCGAATTTGGCATAAAGCCTTTCGTTGGCGATGTGAGCAAGATGCTAACTTTAATGGCAACTGTCGCAAAGAGGTTAGAATACCTCCGCGAGACATTTGGCAAAGAAGTAGGCTTGTATTTCAGTCGCAAGGTTGATGAGCCAACAGGCTCTCCCAACTTTGACATCCATCAGGGTGCGGATTTAGATCCGTTCACTGCTGGCGGTTGCAACTGGAAGTTTAGAAGAGTTGGTTACAAAGGCACGTTTAGTGCAAGCACTAAACTAATCCAACGATTGGAGGGCCTAAGTGACATGTCGAGCAACATTAAGGCCTACGCTGCAGCTCTTGGACTTAACAACCCAGCCGCGATAGTTTGGGAAGCAATTCCCTATTCTTTCGTGGTTGATTGGTTTTTCAAGGTTGGCAAGCTGCTTAATTCACTAGCCATTCAACCCTTTGGGGGTGAATGGTCCTTGCGGGATACAGTAAACTCATTTAAAGATGAGTATGTGTATCTAGTGGATCAAGATTTCTATCCTAACATTGCGAGTACGAAAGTATTCGCAGGCCAGGTTAGTATCCGTAGGTTTTCACGTAATATAGGTCTCCCAGTGTCATCTGTTTTTGCAACAGATTTGACACTGACTCCGAAGCAGCAGGCGCTCTCTTTAGCGTTGCTAGATCAGCTACGCTAAACACGCACATGTTGCGAAGTCGCTTTCACTCTCTATTTACTTTTTGTAAGTAGTTATTGAGAGCTAGTGCGAGGTGCTAACATGCTTGCAAGCGACATTACGCTCGATAAAGCTGACGGAACTGACGTTGTATTCAAACTGGTTTCGAATAGCCAGGATGGATCACGTCGACTCGATGTGGCGACGACTCTCGCCCTGCCCACTACGCTTGTAATAAAGCATAGCGTTACAGGTAAAGAGCCTACCCTCATCGACCGCCATCTGATTCAATTTAATCAGACGGTGGCCGCAGCAATCGGTACCCGGACTGTTAATGTGAATTTCACACTTAACATTCCTAGGGATGTAGCAGTTACTCCGACGATCATCGCCAATTTGGTTTCCCATATGGTTGATTTTCTATCGGACGGTGCTATCACCGGTTACGCTACCCATGCGAACGTCGATGCGATCTTAAGAGGAGAGTCGTGAGACTCGGTATTAAGCTTTGGGGACTTTCGAGTCCTTTTGGCTCATATCAGCGAGGTTTTGTCTGGGGTCGTAACAACGACCCCTTTCTCAACTTCGTTTCTCTCGAAAGAAGCTTTGTGCGTGTCGTGAGAAGCACAGCAAGCAGTTGGCCTTGGATTCTTACACCGAAAGGCGAAGATGAAAAGCCAAGACGAGTTTTATCTCGGCCTGCATTTGCAACTGGTTCGTTGCGATCCTCTCAAGCTGTCATCAGTGAAGAACCTCAATCGAGACGTTGCGACCCTTAAGTCGCGTGTTTCGAACGAGGGCCTCGCCTTCTTGACCAAGACCTTACCCAGTTTGGGGAAAGCTCTTGACCGAGGTTTGGTGAGTGGTAGGTTCAAACGACCCCTTTCCTTTGGGAAAGGTAAGTCGCCAAATATGCCCGCTTTTATGCAGGTATATTTTAACCTAGTCTTCGACGAAGACAGTTTACTTCGGGACGTAGTCCCTGCCGAGGCTATT